GCATAAAGAATAATATGACAACACAGCGCATAACATTTACAGAGTGGACACCAGATCAACCTAGTATCGTTGAGAACTTGTCTGTGGCTCGCAATGTAATCCCATCATCTATTGGATTTAATCCTTTTCCATTGGCACTTGATTATTCAACTTCTGCATCTGAAGATTTAAACAATGCCATTACTGGCAGATTTAGTTCTACATCCATTACCTTTGCTGGCGGTGCTACTAAGCTGTTTAAACTTGATGGAAGCACTTTAGCACTAGCTGACGTATCAAAGGCAGGTGGATATTCTAACGTAGTTCGTTGGAACTTTACACAGTTTGGCGATACAGTTATTTGTGCAAACGATAGAAATAAGTTACAGGCTTGGACACTTGGATCTAGCACATTATTTGCTGATTTAGCTGCTGCTGCACCAATTGCAAAATATGTCACAGTAGTGCGTGACTTTGTGGTGTGTGCAAACTTAGATACTGGAACTTACTCTAATAAAGTTCAATGGTCAAACATCAACGATGAAACTAATTGGACTGCTGGTGCTGCATCACAATCAGACTTTCAGATAATTCCAGATGGCGGTAACATTACTGGCATTACTGGTGGCGAATTTGGTTTAGTGCTAATGGAACGTGGCATCGTTCGTATGTCATATATTGGCTCACCATTATTCTTCCAGTTTGATACCATCTCACGCAATCTAGGTTGTCGTGAAGGAAACTCTGTCACCAAGTATGGCAATACTACTTACTTCTTAAGTAACGAAGGCTTCTACTCATGTGATGGTCAATCAGTAAAGGCTATTGGTAACCAAAAGATTGATAATTGGTTTTACACTTATGTTGATCCAACTTCTTTTGATGTAATGTCGGCAACAGTAGATCCAGTCCTAAAGATTGTGGTATGGAATTTCAAGACACTAGCATCATCAATATATGCTGGTGGTCGTTTACTATTAATTTATAACTGGCAGGTAGATAAGTGGTCTTACGCTGAAACAGATGTAGATTTTATATCTAACTCATCATCTATTGCTACTGCTGGTGCTACGCTTGAATCTTTAGATACTACATATGCTATTGCAGTAACGGCTATTGCAAATGCTACTACCATATCAACAAGTGGATTTATTGTTGGCAATGAGTACATGATCAAAACTATGGGTACTACCACTAGTGCTAACTGGAATACATTGGCTGGAACTAGCGGTGTAACTTATGTTGTAGGCTCTACATTTATAGCAGCAGGAACTACAGTTATTGGAACTGGTACTGCATATCTAGGTAAGCGTTATAGTATAGTTAGTCTTGGCAGCACTACTAATGCTAACTGGAATACTATTGCAGGCACTAGCGGTGTTACATATGCAGCAGGTAATAACATCTATTCAATTTTAACTGGAACAGGTACTGGTACTGTAGTTAGCCTTGACTTAATTCCTATTACAATGGACAGCCAACAATACGCAGGTGGTAGCTTACTATTTTCTGGATTAAGAGATGCAAAGATTATTACATTCTCTAAAACAATTAGTAATGCTAACTCACAAATTATCACAGGTGACATTGGTAGCGAGTACAACTCTACAGTAATACTTGCTAGACCTATTGTAGATAATGGCTCTGCTAGTGTTGCGGTGTCATCAAGAACTTTATTAAGTGGCACAGTAACCTTTAGTGCAGACGTTCCAGCAACTTCAGAGAATCGTGTATCATTGAGGTCTAATGGCAAGTATCACAAATTCTCTGTAAAGCCTACAGGCACAAACTGGACTAACATAATAGCTATTGATGTAGATATTATTCCACAGGGAACTCGCTAATGTTCAGAACGTTAAATTATTCTGGTGCAGATCCTCGTGAGATTTCAGAGGTTGTCAACAATGCCATGAATGGCAAGACAAACAACACAGGTAACTTCACAACAACTGACAACGTATCAACAACCACACTTTACGATGAACGTATTGGCTTTGATTCTGTCATTTTATTTACACCAATAACTTCAGGTGGGGCTACAGAGATGGCTCACCTATATGTGCAAACTTTGAATAAAGGCTCGGCAGTTATTCATCATCGCTCTGGCAACCATGCAGCATCTTTTAAATATATAGTGGTCGGATAATGAGATACGTTGCACCAAACGAATTAAGAACTGTGTGGGATGAAGTAAGATTTGGACTAGAAGCTGTAAGGGCTAAAGGTCACTCGGAATGGCTACCAGAGGACATCTATTGCGACTGCTACGAGCAGAGGGCGATGTTATGGATGGTAGGTCAAGGATTCATGGTGTTACAGCCTAATGGCAAGGAGTTGCATATCTGGGCAGCATACTCAAGCAATCATCAAGACGTACTAGATGGACTTGAACACGCTAAGGTAATTGCAAGGCAAGGTGGCTGTGATAAATTAACTTTCTCATCTGTCCGTAGGGGATGGGAGAAATCAGCAAGATTATTAGGATTTAAACCTAAAGTTTGGAGTATGGAATTATGAGATACAATCATCTAGATATGTTGCCATCAAAGGCATTTTCACCAGTAGGTAAACGCATGACACTAGAGGGCGGTGGCGGTGGTGGTCAGACACAGAATTCTACGACTGGCATTGATCCATTGCTCAAGCCATATATTTCGTATGGTCTAGGCGAGGCAAAGAACTTATATCAATCACAGACACCACAATACTATGGTGGTCAGATGTATGTCAGTCCATCACAGGCTACGCAACAAGCCTTGCAAGCTAACACAAATCGTGCGATGGCTGGTAATCCTTTGCTGACTTCTGCTCAAGCTAACTTGGGTAACTTGCAGACTGCTACAAACGTTGCTAACCCTATGTACCAAAATATCTATGGCAATGCACAAACAAGTCCAAACTTGGCTAACGCTGTATATGGTGGCATGGCTAGTGGCGCATTAAGAAACCAAGCTACTCCACAGTATGAAAATTTATATGGTAGTGCTAACACTACACCATCATTGTCTAGTGACGTATATTCTAACTTGGCTGCTGGCAACATGACAAACGCTGCTAACCCATACAATCAAGCTACGGCAAGTGGTTCATACCTAAACTCAAATCCATACTTTAATCAGGCTTTGGGCGGTGCAGCACAAGCAGCACAAGTAAATTACTACGATGCAATCAAGCAAGCACAAGGTGGCGCAGCACAGGCTGGTCGTTATGGATCTAATGTATCTTCTGACTTACAGAATCGTGCAGCAACAACATTGGCTAATACACTTGCTAACAAGTATGGTGAACTTGCTTTCCAAAACTACGGCAACGAACGTGGACTACAAGAGGCAGCAATCGGCAGACTTGGCTCACTATCACAATCAGATATTGCAAATCAATTAGCTGGCGCACAAAATCTTGCTCAAGCTGGACAAAACACATTCTCAAATCAATTGGCTGCTACACAAGGTCTTGCTGGTGTTTCACAACAAAATCTTGCAAACCAAATGGCTGGCGCACAAGCACTTACTGGTGTTGGTCAACAAGAACTTGCAAATCAATTGGCTGCTGCTGGTGGACTTGCTTCTACTTCTGCTGCCGACTTATCTCGTCAATTGGCTGCTGGTCAAGCTGCACCTACACTAGCTGCTGCCGACTATAACGACATCAACCAGCTATTGAAGTCTGGTCAAGCGATGGAAGGCTACCAACAAAAAGCGTTGGATGCTGACATCAACAAGTTCAACTACGAACAAAATCTTCCTTACAGCAAGTTATCCACTTTCTTAGGTTCTGTGTATGGTGCGCCACAAGGATCAGTAACACAGTCAACTACTTCTGGTGGCAAGATTGTATGTACAGCCATGAATGAAGCATACGGCTTCGGTTCATTCCGTCAAGCTATCTGGTTAAAACACTCAGCATCTATGCCTAACGCTAAGACAATTGAGAAGGGCTATCATACATTATTCTTACCAGTTGTAGCCTATGCCTTCAACGGCACTCCAAACGCTGTCAGGAACGCTGTAAGAAGCGTTGCAGAGCATATTGCTCGCCATCGTACTGCTGACTTATGGAAAGAGATGCGTGGCAAGAA